ACTCAGCGCCTTAGCAGTTTTGCCTCGCTTGTGCCTTACTTCTGCCACATTTGAACGCCCAAAGGTGCCCAAATGTGGCGATATGTTGACTGATCGGCGAGATCGTGTCACGCGCGTACGCGCCTGCAACGCTGCGTCAATGTGCGATTTCGCGCTCAATCGTCATCCTCCACCTCGACTGCCTCGCCCTCGATGACGTCGCCGCCAACGCTGTTGAGCAGCTGCGCAGCCTGCGCGTGCAGGTCGTTCACGCTGATGTTGACAGCGATGTCGCGTTGCCTCGTGTCATACTCTGGCGACGCCTTCGCCGCCTTCCACTTCAGCACGTCGACCGCCAGCTTCGCGCTGTTCACGCTCGCCTCGTGCTGATGTATCTCGTCTGCAATCTTCTGCGCCTGCGACGCGTAGTAGTGACCAGCCATCTGCTTAGCCTCGTCATAGCGCTGAGCTCTACCCTCGCCCGACGCGATCCACTTGTGGAACAGGTTCCATCCCACGTTGTAATGCGCGATCACGTCGGACGCGTTCTTGCCCGCGGCGATCATCCCGAAGATCTCGTCCTCGCCGGCAGCCTCAAGCGCTGCCAGCTTCACCTTGCCAATTGTTCCCATGTCACACTCTCCTGCTCAAAACGGTATCTCGTCGCCCAGCTCAACGTCAAACGTGCTGCTCGCTGGTCCGATGCACCGCGTCACCTTTGCCTCGGGAAACTGCTTCAGCGTCTCCGCGATAAAATCGCTGCTAAAGTTATTCCCCAGCACGATTGCTGCGTCGACCATATCATACACCAACCAGTCTGGATGTTCACGCCTTATGCCGACCGCGTCGTGCAGCGCGATGCACACGATGTTCCCGCTGGCGATCTCGATGCAGTACGCGTGCCGACCCACCGGCTGATGCCCGTTAGCCTCCGCCTCAGCTTCCAGCACGTCCCAGGCGCGTATCAGCTGCGTCGCGATCTGATGCACCGCCACCACGTCATCCGCTTCGATCTTCACCCGCAGCGCGTCGTACGCCGCCTCGAAGCGGCCAGCGAGCTCCGGGCTCACGAGAGACGGCAGAGTGTCGCCCCACTTGAGCGTCTTCTCCCGCGCCTTGCGATCTAACGGAGCCAGCTGGCCATCGACCTGACGTGAGATCGGCTTGACCTCGGAGCCAGTATCAAACGTCCCACGGTCTTTCCGCGCCCTCGTATATCCCGCCTTTGCTTTCCCACTCACCTTCGTTGCCATGATACTACTCCCCCTTCACTGCCAATGTTAACCACACCTAAAATCTCACACGCCACACACACCACACCACACCACCCTATACATAGGGGGGTGGTGGTGTGGAGGAGTGAAATGGCCTTACTTACCACACTCTCCACACCTCCCCACACCCTAAGTGTGGAAGGTGTGGAAGCATCAATGCAACAACTCCGCACCACTGCGCACCTCCACTATCTGGTCATCGAGGCGCACCAATGCGTGTTCCAGGCACTGCATGGTCGCCACGATAACTTCCTGCACGCGCATCCGCTCCTCGACGGTGCGCGGCTGCATGAGGCCGGGTTCAAACTCGATGGCGCAGGCTCTGAATATGTCGGACCAGTAGATCGCCATGATGAGATCCTCGTCCTTGAGATCCATTGCCGCCTTGTCATCGAATTCCGTCACAGACCGGCCTCCTCCCCTGTGATCCACTCACCCACGACGACCACCGGCACGTCACGCCCGGTGCGCAAGTCTTTCTCGCGCTCGATGCGCAGCACGTCGGTCTCGATCCACTTCTTGACGATTGCGTTGACCTTGGCCTTCTCGTGCTTCTTGTCCACGTCCAGCCCGAGCACCTCTGCCACGATGTTGCCGACCCACTGCTTTGCCTGCGGGTTCTGGCGCATAAACTCGCCGCGCTGGGCGCACTGCCCGACGTCACGCTGCACCTTCATCGCGTCCTTGGCGCTCACCCCGTCGAAAAGGTCAGGCATAGAAAACTCGGTCGCGACCCCGACGTATTCCCCGTTCGGCAGCTGCACGCCGACCATGCGCCTGTACACCGCCTTTGCTGCCGGCGGCGCCATGTTAGACTTGCCGTCGTCCACCCGGAATATGCCCAGCGCCTCAGTCTCGGACACGCCCAGCTTGAGCGCATCCTCCTGAGACACACGGTTGATGACGCGAGCTGCGCGGGCTGCGCCGATAAGGCTGCCCGCTCCGCGTATGCTGTCGACCGTGGCGTCGTCCCCGTTCCCCTTGCGGATGTGGTGTACGAGGCCCATGCCGCAGTCTGTCTCGTCCGCTATGCTGCGCACTAGTGAGACGGCGGCGTTCATTGCGACGTTGTCATTCTCGTTGATGTGGTTTGCGCCGACCCACGGGTCGATGAACACGCAGCCGATCTCGTTCTGCTTGATCTTGGCCACCATGTAGTCCGCCATCTCCTCGTCGACTGAGATGCCGTCGCGGTCCTGCTTAGCGAAGATCATCTTGAGATCGCGACCCGCATCTAGGAATAGCTTGCCCCTAATTTCGTCTGCCGTGACGTTGTAGTGCATCATCGCGGAGGCGACGCGCCGCTGCATCTCCTCAAGCGGATCTTCGAGGTTGATGATCCACACATTGCACTGCTCGTGCACGGGCTCACCGAGCAGCGGCCTGCCGGTGCAAATTGCCAGCGCCTCCACGATCTGCATGGACGTCTTGCCCACGCCGCCAGCCGAGGCCAAGACAGAGACGTTGCCCCTGATGTAATGCTGGCCGTAAATCCAGCGCCGCGCCGGTATGCTCGCCGGGTCGATTGGATCGTATGGCGTCGGGTAGCTGCGCTCTGACTGCGCGATCTCGGCCTGCACTTGCGCGACCGGCTTGGCCAGCGCCAATGCCTCACGCAATTTTTCGGCGGACGTCTCGCGCAGGTAGTCGTTGGCGTCCTTGACACCCTCGACGCCCAGCATGTCGAAGCGCACGACGTGCACGTCGGTGCTGCCGTCGCCGCGGAGCACGTCGGCCACCGCGTCAACGTCGAGATCCGGGTCGGCGCAGATCGTCACGTCGGACGCACGCGGCACGGGGTATGTTGACATGCCGGCCTTGCCGAACGTGCAGACGATTGTCGCCTCGTCTCCGACCGCCTGGTACACGCTCAGCGCGTCCTCCGGGCCTTCGGCCATGATGATGACGCCGCCCTCGTGCTCATTGCCGATCCGCATGACGTTGCCGGCGATCACGCCGCGGCTGTATTTGCTGATGCCGTTGTGCTCGCGCTTGTGGCCGTCGGGCGTGAGCAGCACGCTCTGCACGCCGCACACTTCTCCGCTTGGACTGAGCGCGGGAAACATAATTGCGGGGCCGTCGTATATATTCGGGTTGAACCGCGCCGCATGTGAGGCTGTGCTGGCTCTCAGACCCCGTGAGTTGAGGTAGAGCAGCGCCGGACGCACGGCGTCGATGTTGTCGCGGGAAATTGTGACGCCGCGCTCCCAGATCTCGCGGGCCTTGCGCATCTTGTCCGCGCGGGTCTCGTCGTCCCTCGCCAGCACTTCCTTGGCGGCCAGGCGCGCCATGAGGCGCTCGAACTCGCTGGGCGTGTACGGCATCGCGTCGGAGCTTTCGAGCTCCTTCGGATTGTCGCCGCCGCGCTTAAAGCCGCTGCCGATCGTCGCCTTGATCTCGTGATCTTGCAGGCCCATCGCCTTCGCTGCGCTGTGCAGTTCCATTAGTGCCGCGTCCAGGTTTGCCGGCGCCATGTGAGCGTGGCGGCCCAGGCTGAATGCGGCCTTGTTTAAAATTTCGTTGCGGCTCCCCTTGATCGCACCGGCCACGTCGGCCACTGCGCTCTCCGCGACTTTGCTGAAGTATCTCTCGCTCATAGTTTCCACCCTATAGTTTGGCCGCCCACCGAGGCAGGCGGCCATGTTGCTTAGAAGCCGAAGTTGTTATCGGCTGCGGGTGCTGCGGCGGGTGCCGGTGCAGGCGCTGGCGCCATTTCGGGTGCCGGTGCTGCCGCCGGGTGCGCTGCGCCATTCTCCGGGCGATTGATCCACTTGGAGATGTTAAATCCAACGTTGTAGCTAGTCCCTTTTCCGACTACCACGGGAGTACTGCTCGTGACCTGCACGATTGGGATCTGCGTCGCAAACTCGGGCGCCTGCTCGGCCTCATTGTACAGCTTGGCGATGAACTGGCCGAGGCCGTAAGAGTTGCCGCTAAACGACGCCTCACGACCGTCGACCAGCCAGCACTTCACCTCGAAGCCCTGCTTGTAGACCTCGCTTGGGCGCGGGATCTGCTCGGACGGTGACGGCCAGGGCTGCCAGTCGCGAACGCCGATGTCGATGTGCAGCCAGCCGAATTGGACGTTTTTGATGTCCACCGCGAAGCCGCGAGACATGTCGATGTTCTCGTCGCCCGCTTCCGTCTTCACCCACCAGCGATTTTGCGGCAGATTTGACCGTATAAACAATGAATTCCCAGAACCCTCTGAACTTGATCCGAATGATATTGGCATATGATGTCTCCTAGACTATGGTTGCCGTTTCTCAGTCAATCTGACTGAACTTAAATGAGTAGCGCGGAAGTTGGATCGTTTTCAAGTCCCCAAAATCGTAACCCCACTCATTGCTCTCGCTCGCCTTGCGATATTTCTCGAGAGCGTACTGAACTGCGGCCTTCCCCTCATCGAGGCTGGCCCAGTCCAATTCGTACACGCCGACTAAGTGCGGACGTGATTTTTGCACCGCTATGAAAACGAAGCGGTCGACCTCAAATCCGGCGTTCTCCATGCAGCGCCGGTAGAATTGGTCTTGTATATGATAGCCCAGATTGGCGCATTGCTTGGCAAAGCCCTCGGGGTCCGACGCAATGGTCGTCTTCAAGTCGATCAGCGCGCCGATGTCACGGCGCCACCCGTCTGGGCGGCACCGCATCTCAACGCCCGTCGCCGGATCTTTGCTGAATATGCTGGCCTCGCACACGAGGTCGCCGCTGAGTAGCTCCGCGGCTGCCCGGTTTGATCGCACCGCTTCGGCCATGTCAGCGGCCAGGCGGTAATCCGCCTCCGTCAGCAGCAACGCGCCCGCCTCTTCAGCCTCCAGCTTCTTGCGTTTCCAATCAAGCCCCCGGCGCGTCTCCGGCCCGCACCAAATGCTTTCCGCGTTCTGCGGCTCGAATACCAGCGTGTGCGTGGCCGTGCCCACGTCGAAGGCGGGGCTGCTCTTGAACTCGCCGTACATGTATTCGGCCGGCGATCCCAGCGCTATCGTCTTTGCGCCACTGGCGCTCAGCGACGGCTCGAGGTGGTACGCCTCGTTCGTCATATCAAGTTTTACGGTCATCTTTTACCCGCCAAAATATCTGCTACGATTTTACGGTCCACCTCTGTAAAGGTCTGCTTAACCTCCAGAACAAGCGCCTTATACCCACGCTCCCCATGCTGGTCGTGTTTCCAGAGCATGTATTGCGCTAAATCGTCGAGACCCTCCGTTTTGAAGTAGACCCCATCAATCTCAACACACGTTTTGCCGTCTTTAATCACGGCCACAATATAACTCATCTCTCTCCCCTTCCATATGCGGCGATCAGCAGGCTCTCCGCACGGTGTTCGTCCTTCTTGCGTTTCAGCCTTAAAGCCAGATCTGGATACCACTGCTGGGCCTGCCGGCGCGCCGCGTCCTTATCCTTCGGCAAATTCATGCTCGACTTCCACTTGGCCGGCCGCACTTCGCTGTACGGGTGGCCAGACAGTGCGGCAGTCGTCAGGATCTGGCCGTAAGCAAAGCCCAGCTTGAATACTGAAACCACGCCCTGCTTAGGCATAGCCTGTTGTTTTTCAAGCCAAATATGCTCCACCGGGCCGGCGCTGTTGATGATGTCGAGCAGCGCGATCACGTCGACGCCGCCCTCGGTGTAGACCGGCAAGTCGTGCACCTCGGCGAAGCCGTCACCCAGAAGCGCAACGCCCCCGGTGCGGTAGCCTGGATCAATACCGATTGTAATCTTCGACAACATATCCACCCTTCTTGAGATGCTCGACGATCAGTCGCTCTATCGTCAGAGACGCGCTGACGCGCTGGCCGGCGCAATACTCTTTCAACATCTCAGCTATATCGGCGCGGATGCGCGGCCCGATTTGTTTTAACTCATGTTTCACAGTGGTTCCTCCATTTGTTTGCCCAGTGTTAACAGAATGGGAGCAGGGGTCAAGGTGTCGCCGAGATATTTCTTTTCTGTCGTCGCCGTGTTAATATGCGCCGGAATAAAGTGGAGTTCATAATGGAAGTTGATGCAATGTGGAGCGCACTACTATCAATCGTCATCACGGGCATTGGCTTCTGGGTCAAATCGTGGACGAACGAGATCACGCGCTTGCAGATCCTGATTAACCGCACTCGCGAAGAATACATCACGAAGGCGGACAGCTCCGACCAAATGAATAGACTGATGACGCGGCTGGACGGGCTCGACGCCAAGATAGACCGCCTGATCGAGAGGAAGTGATGCTCTGCGCGCTGGTCTTTGTGAGTTTTGGACACGCATGGGTGCAGGGTGTAGGCAATGTTCTGGTGAAGTCGTGTTACTACAACTGCGGCAGTGAGAAGATAACAAAGGCGCAATGGTATGACCGAAAGTATAGCGTTCCGCC